ATTTTTTTCTTAGGTTTGATAGCGCCGCCACCCATCATTTCCATCATGCCACCGCCACGTTTTTTGACAGCTTTTTTCTTTCCTTTTTTAACTTTACCACCACGTTTCATGGCTTGTTTCTTTTTACCCATCATGTCGACCTCCGAATATTCGTTTATAGGTTTTAGCTCTGGACACTACAACGTCTTGATAGTATCCTTTTGGCCACAACTTATAGTAGCCAATTTTGTGTAGTTTATCAGATGCTTCTTGTAATTGCGAGAACTTTTGTGCCAACATCATGGAGTAGTCTATGGCGTCCTCTACGATAGGGGTGCTCCCATTTGGAGTGACCAAAAACTCTTGCTCTTCTTCATTGGCTGGGTTGTCTGGGTGAAAGCCCATAAAGAAAATATCTTTATGATTATACCACTCATTATACTCATCAATTGCATCCTGAAAACCATCTAAACTATAATTATAGTATGGGTCACAAAATATCAATAAATCACTTTTATCCCAATCTATTTCGGCAAGATGTCTGTTTAATTGTGATTTATACCACTTATGTTTTTGCTTTACTCCAACAGCAACTTTATTTAGTTTCCAAGTGCTTTTAGCAAAAGGACACGCTGGGAAACCACCTAAATGTTTATTAGGTATTTCTAAGTAATTTTCAGACCACCTTCTAACGTCCTTTTTTACTGCTTCTTCTAATTGCATCTTTACCTTTCTTAAATATGGATGCTACTTGTGACTTACCCATCACTTTTGCTCTTTGTTCTCCGACTGTAAGAATTTGTATTTTTCTCGCAAACGGTTTGTTAACTCTTTTAACTTTTGCAACTGTGGCTCTTGCATCTGTGGGCGTAGCAAACTTAATAGGTACAGTATCTTTTGGATTCTCGTCTGTATAGAGTCTTCTTCCACTGCCTTTTGGTTTTTTACCTGTTCCTACTTTTGGATCTTTTTTTCTTTTCAACACCTTTTATAACCCCTTTGTTTTTAGAAGCGTAAAATACATCTTTAGCATCTTTACCATATGTTTTTTTCATTGATTTCATTATCTTTCTACCTTTCTGATTTAAAGGCATTAAAATATACCTTTAAATTCAAACCCTCTTTGTGCAACTCCAGATCTTCTAATTAAACCACCTCTTGCTTTTGCAAAAGTTTTTACATTAGTAGGTTTACCACCGACACCTTGAGCTTTACTTCTTTTTCTTTTTACAGCAGATCTTCTTTGTCCTTCGCTCATTCTGTTTGCTTTAGCTAAAGGAACACATTTAGGATACTTTCTTTTTGAATCTTTTTTTTGCTTTGATCTTCCACATTTAGCAAAAGAACCATCTTTCTTTTTACTGCCAATGTCCACCCATTTTTGAGCAAACCATTTTTTTAAACCACTAGCCATCTAACTATATGATGTAGATTTTCGTTTACCTTCCATGACAGCACCGCAAGCCCTTGCAATACCACCTTTATTCATATTAGATACATTTTTTCTTTTTTGTGAGATAGAATTAAAATCTATAACACCGCCCATGGCTTTTGGTTTTGGTCCTTTAAAATCTTTTCTTTTTTTACCACTTGGATCTTTAATTTTACCTGCACATATTTTTGAGGCATAAGCATTTGCATAAGCACTAGGGTATACCTTAAATTTACGCTTTGCTGCCGCTTTTCCTCTTGGACATAATTTGGTCATCCTTGCCCCCTGTATTTTACAAATTGCCTTCTTTTGTTTTTGTTCTTTGGCCTACTGCGTGAAGAACGCCCTATACTAGTTCTTTTTTTGACTGGTGTAAAGTATTCGTTGGAAGGTGTTTTAGCCATTATTTACGCTCTATTATCTTTTTTATTTTTAAAACACCTTCTAAATCTGGTTCTAATTCTGCCTTAACTAAACCACACTCATAGCGAATAACATTTGATCTGCTGTCCGATAAGTTGCGCTCACTTTCTCTCTTAACCTTGAGGCAGTGAGATAAACCATCTGTCTTCATAAACCCATCCATAGACCCGTTTACTATCATCATCATTGCGAAAACTGTCTCAACCACCATTGTATCTTACCTTATCTTTTAATGTTTCTACGTCCTTTTGTATTTTTTCAAACTGTGTCTGTAGAAAATCTATATTTATATTATTACTTTCAATAGATTGTACCTCTGTTTCCATGACCTCGAGTTGTCCTGCAATAAATTCTAACAACATATATTGTTCTTGATCTACAGGTGTCTGTTCAGCTTTTTTAAGTAAATCTGCCTCCATTAGTTGTCTTGCAGTCTCTAGTTCCGTCAGCCTTTGTGTCAAATCGCTGTAAGCAAATATTCCTATCCCTATGGCCATGATTAGGCCAATTAGGTTTCTCATGGGCATGCTGATCGCTGTGTTGTCTGA